ACCAAGTATCTTGGTGAAATTGCTATCCAACGAAAATGTCCTGAATCTTATATCATCAGAACTGCTTGGTTATATGGAAAGAATGGATCAAACTTCGTTAAAACCATTCTGAATTATGCCCGAACAAGTAACGACATTTATGTGGTGGATGATCAATTCGGTTCACCAACACATACGACATCCTTGATTAAGTTTACAAAATTTTTATTGGATAAATCCAATTACGGAACGTATCATTTCACAAATACCGGTTCAGCTTCTTGGTATTCATTTGCCAAAACAATTCAAGAGATTGCCAAGAAATACGAAAAATGGCCACTGTATGCGGAGATTCATCCGGCAAAAACAGTAGATGGAGAGCGTCCGGCAAAACGTCCTGTTCGTTCTCTATTGAGTAAAAAGAAGATCAAGGATGTGTTCAATTACCAAACAACTCCTTGGATAGAAGAGTTAGAAGAATTCATCAAAGAATTTTAGGAGGTGATTATGGCAGAACCGATAAGTGCTGAATTGGCAAGCAAAGTTGCAGATATGTATGCCGATTTAATTGAAAAGATTCATGAAGCTGGAGGGGATTGTAAATATTATACGGATGAATATTTACGTAGAATCCCTGCTCATGATCTGATGATTACTTTGGCACAACTCAATATCACTTTTAAGGGAGGTAAGTAATGCCGTTACAGTTGATCTATCGACCAACAAAATTGGAAGATGTTGCTGGTAACAAAGCCGTAATTGAAAGCATCAAAGCCATCATGGGAAGAAAGGAAGATTTTCCTCATGCTTTCTTATTCTCAGGACCGTTCGGTTGCGGTAAAACAACACTTGCCAGAATTATCGCAAACATTCTGGGAAGTGAAGACGTTGTGGAAATGAACATGTCAAACATGACCGGTATTGACAATGTTCGGCACATTGAGGAAATCTGTATGTTTCCTCCTGTTCTCGGAAATTGTCGAGTGTATATCTTGGATGAAATTCATTTTCTCACCAAGAATGCTCAGAACGCTTTCCTGAAACTTCTGGAAGAACCACCAAGTCATGCCTACTTCATTCTCTGTACAACTGATCCGCAACAACTGATTCCGACAATCATAAGTCGGTGTCATGGCTTTCAAGTAGGTACTTTGGATTACAATGATATGGAAGCATTACTGCAAAAGATTCTTCGGGAAGAAGGTGTTGAAGACTATCCGAAAGAATTAACGGATGAAATCATTCGTCTTGCAGAAGGGCATCCGAGAGATGCTATCAAAATGCTTGACAGCATTATTGACATAGCTGATTCGGAAACAGCAATGAAAGCTCTGGTAGCCACATATTCAATCAAATCAGATACTATGCAGCTTTTCAGAGATATTCTGGATAAGAAAGAATGGAAACTTGTTCGCAAACAATTACCAGTTCTATTCAAAGACAATCCGGCAGAACGTGTCCGACAAGGACTTCATACATACATGAAGAAAGTTATTTGGAATAATGATGCTGGACCGGTTGCAGATCGAGCAGCGGACATTATTGCACTGACACCGGCTTGTTTACAAAATCCTGAATCGGCTCTCGTCCAACAACTCTATATTTTATCCATAAATTAGAGTTGACAATTTATTTAAAATAAAGTAAGTTATTATAATTTTTAAGAAAGGAGCTTGTATGAATGCAAACAATCTGAAGCTTGATATCCATAACTTGGATCTATCTTGCCTGGAACAAGCTGACTTGTATGAGGTAGCGGGACGTAACTGGGCAATGGCTGTTTCAGAGAAGGATTCCATCGAAAATCAGTTGGAACTGAAGAAAGCCTACATTGATGAGGAAGTTCGCAAAGATCCGAAAAAATTCGGACTTCCTGAAGGATCAAAACCTACAGAAACTTGGACAGCAAATCGGGTTCTTTCTCATGAAGAAGTCCAATCTATTCAGGAAAAACTTCTCGAAGCCAGAAAGAACGAACGGATTCTTTCCATCAGAAAATCTTCCATTGAACAGAGATTGAAGGCTTTAAGTCTTCTAGTGGATCTGTACAAAGGAAGTTACTTCGCGGTGAATACCAAAGTGTTCACGGAAAAAGAAGTAAAAGAACGAAGGGATGAGGAGTTCACGACCGAACAAACCAATCATCCGAAAGCACAAAAACTCATTTTAACCCGAAAGAATAAGGAGGCGTAATTTATGATTACAGCGGCAGAACGACGAAATTTGTTTCGTCAGCAATCCGAACAGAGACATCAGGAATCCTATAACAATAAGGACAATTCGGGACAGTTCAAAGATTTTTATGAACCGGATAAGAAAACAAGTGTCCGCTTTTGGAAACCCAAAGAAGGGGAACATGACATCATCATCGTTCCTGGTCTCACAGGTACACAGCATCCCAAGTACGGTCCGAATCAAATGCAGCATGAATTCACGGTGTTTGTCCACAGACAGATCGGCATCAATAAAGATCAGTTCGTTTGTTTGAACCGAACTTTCGGTGAACCGTGTCCGATCTGTGAGCATCTGGCCTCTTTCGAGGATCCGAGTGAAGCAACCATCAAAGCATACGCTCCGTCCAAGAGGACACTGTATAACGTGATTGTCTGTGATTCTGCGGAAGAAGAATCGAAAGGTGTTCAGATTTGGGAAGTCTCCGCAAAACTGTTCACGGCTCCGTTAGAAGTGTATTCTCACAAAAAGAGAGAAGGTGGAGAAGTTCGTTATGCAGACATCGACAAAGGTAAGGTTATCAATTTTGTCCAGTCTGGTAAAAAGCTGACTCTCGAATATGGTTCTTTTGAATTCAAAAATCGTCGGCCCCTCACGGATGATGATCTGATGGCAACAGCTTGTCTGGACGAACTGATTCACAAACCGTCCTATGACGAACTTGCTACAGCTCTGAAATCAGGTCTGGAAGCAAAGGGTGAAACGATGAAAGCCCCGGCAAATGCTTCTGCACCGAAAAAAGACAATCCGCCGTGGAAAGAAGAAAAACCATCTGAGCAGGATGTTCCCGAGTTTGATCCTCCGAAGAAAGAAGAACCTGCAACGGCTCCCGTGTCGAGTGACGAATGTCCATTCGGTGCGGTGTACGGTACCGATTTCGATGAGTATGAGGAATGTAAAGATTGCCCATCGGCTTCTGGTTGTAAAGCCAAGAAAGAAGAACTCTCAAAGCCGGCAGAACCGTCCAAGAAGCGTCTTACCAGAAGGGAGAGATAATTCATGGGCATTCTAATCAAGAGGGAAACTCCTGTTCAAAAAGCTGTGAAAGAAGCTGAAGCAGCCATTGAGCAAGGATTTGATGCCTCTGATTATGCTTTTGCCACTCGCAAGATTAATGTGGATCTGCTTGTCTCAAGTGGATCCACATTACTCGATCTTGCCATTTCAGGTAAGAGAAGGAGAGGGGGAGGCATTCCCGGAGGGATGTTGATGGAGATGTTCGGAGGAGAAGGGTCAGGTAAAACTGCCCTTCTCGCCGAGATATGTGCTTCTGCACAAAACAAAGGTGGGGATGTTCGATTTCTTGATCCTGAAGCAAGACTGGATAAAGAGTATGCTCGGATATATGAAATGAATCTGAAAGAGCATGATTATTTCCGACCTGAAACTGTTTCTGAAGTATTCAAACGGATTGATGATTTCAGACCCAAAAATCCAAACACAATCAATGTTATCGGAACCGATTCGCTTGCCGCTCTTTCCACAGAACTTGAAATGGAAAAAGGGGATAAGATGGGAATGAGAAGAGCAAAGGAGTTTTCTGAAGGATTCAGAAAGATGGCTCGAAAGATAGCCTCAGAGAACCTTCTCCTTGCTTGTACAAATCAAACCCGTCAAGGAGAGTTTGGGGATGTTACTCCAGGTGGTAGAGCCGTCGCTTTCTATTCTTCCCTAAGATTACAAACAAAACAAAAAGGTTTGATTCATGTGGAAAAAGATTTTCATGGAAAGAAGGTCAAAAAAGCTATCGGTATTGAATCTTCGGTTTTTGTTAAGAAATCCACAATAGATGATCCATATCGGGAAGCAATGATTTATATTATTTTCGGATATGGAATTGATGATATTCGTGGAAATCTTCAGTACGTTAAGGACATGCAGAATGAAACCAAGTACATGTGTCCTGGTGATAAAGGGTATGTCTCGATGGCAAAAGCTATTGAGTACGTGGAAAAAGAAGGTCTGGAAAATGATCTTCGAGAACAGGTCATTACTTTGTGGGAAGAAATTGAACATAAATTTGACCAAAACCGAAAAAGAAAGAAGAGGTAAACAAATGAAAAAAGAGTACGCTTCTTGTTTAGAAGGAGAACTCGGTTTCTTCATGATTGAAGGAATGGGTCTCGTTGCCGGCAAATTGAACCGTGATGGAAACATCATCAAGAAACCTCGTGCAGTCCAGGTACTTCAGGCTGCACAAGGACAACCCGCTCAGATGCGTTTCGGTGAATTGATCGGTAGTCCCGATGAACTGTTCCTCGAAAGAAAAGCCATCATAGCTTACCAGGTTCGTGATAGAGAAATCATCAATCTCTACATGACCACAACAACCGGACTTGTTCTCGCTTCCGGAAATCAACCCATGCCGGCTGCTCCTGAAGGAGGTCCTATTTCATGATCATAATAGACGCCAATGGTATTTGTCATGCGGCAAAACATTCCATGGGCAGTCTAAGCTGGAAAGAAAAGGAAACCGGAGTCATCTTCGGTTTCCTTAACCAGCTTTTGACGATAGCAAAAACTATGGATTCCAATCAATTCCTCTTTGCGTGGGATTCTGTAGTATCCTTACGCAAAGAAATCTTTCCCGATTATAAAAAATCCCGTCGAACAGAACTCAAGACTGAGGACGAACAACGACTGGATGAAATTGCTTATAAGCAATTTTCAGAACTTCGAGGAGAGATTCTTCCCTTTCTTGGATTCACAAATAATTTTCTTTATGATGGATTTGAAGCAGATGATCTGATTGCCAGCATTGTTCATAATATGCCGGGAGAGCATTTTGCCATTATTTCTTCGGATGAAGATTTATATCAACTCCTCAGGGAAAACGTATATGTGTATTCCACAAAAAAGAAACAATCTTACACCATCAAAAATCTCTGGACGGATTTCAAAATAAAACCAGATGATTGGGCAAAAGTGAAAGCTATTGGTGGATGTTCTTCTGATGGAGTTCCCGGAATTCCTGGTGTAGGTGAAAAGACTGCCGCAAAGTATCTCAACAAAACTTTGCCGTATACTGGCCAAGCCTATCGGAAGATCAAAGAAAATGCAGCTTTGATTGACTTCAATATGAAGTTGGTCAAGCTGCCCTTTGAAGGAACACCAGTCATATCCAAAACAAAACCAGATAATCTGTGTTTTGAAAACTTCATGAAAACCTGCAAGTATCTGGGATTTCGTTCCTATATGAATGAAACTCGAATGTTTGAATGGAAAAAATACATCTTCCATAAGGAGGCATAACATGGCAAAAGGTGGAAGTTTTGAAAGAGAAGTTTGTGCCAAATTATCTAAGTGGTTTACCGAAGATGAACGGGATGATATTTTTTACCGATCTGCTGGATCAGGTGGTAGATTTACTGCTAGAAAGAAAGCAGGAAAAGATACCATACATGGTGCAGGAGATGTGATTATCTCAGATCCTTCTGGTAAACCGCTTATGGATAAGTGGAGCATTGAGTGTAAAACAGGATACGGAACAAAACGTAACGGAGATTTAATCCGTTGGGATGTTATAGATTTTCTGGATTCAAAACAGAAAGATCCTGTTTTGCAAAAGATGTGGGAACAATGTGAACGTGATGCGGATCTTACTCACAGAGAGCCAATTTTAATCTTCCGAAGAAATGGACGAACTCCATGTATCATGATCCGCCATCAGTATTATTTACAACTTCATGGGGTCTTCGGAGGATTCTACGGGGATTTCATAATAATCGAAGCCGGTAAACTTTTCTGTGTAATATTTCCACTTAGTCAATTTTTTGAGTGGATTCCAAACATAAGGATGGTCTTATGAAAGCAAAGATGGTTGCAACAGTTACACTTGAATTAACTCAGGAAGAAGCTGAATGGTTAAAAGCTGTCATGCAAAATCCATTTTCCGCAAATCTGGATTTTGAAGAAGAATCCGAAAAAGATTCTGAAATGAGAGATAGATTTTGGAAAGCTCTTCAAAACGAAGGAGTCCGAACAATATGATCAAAACTCTGGATATTGTAAACTTTCAGGCACATAAAGAAAGTCATTTCGATTTTGTTCCTGGAATAAATGCTATCACGGGAGCTTCTGATCAAGGTAAAACGGCTGTGATCAGGGCTCTCAAATGGTTAATTACAAACAGACCGACGGGTGAAGATTTCAAGAATTGGGATGCAGGTAAGAAAGATTCGGTTGCTGTGGAAATAACCACAGACGATAATCTTACCATTTCTTTAGAAAGAAGTAAAGGATCGAACACTTATCGGATTTCCGATGAAGTTGAAACCATTGAATATTCAACTTTGAAGAAACAAATTCCCGAAGAAGTCATTCAAGCATTGGATATTCCAGAAGATAGTATCCAGATGCAGCATGATCCATTCTTCTTTCTGAGAGAATCTCCCGGAGAATTAGCCAGAAAGATCAACAATTTAGTTGGTCTATCCATCATTGACACCTTCTTTGAAAACATCAACAGGAAACTTCGTTCGGCAAATGAGGATATTAAAAATCTCAGAAGTCAAAGGAATGAAATCGAATCCGATCTGGAAAAATACAAAAATATTGATCGAATTGAAATCCTAATCACATTGCTTGAAGAAAAGAACGCAGAAGCTATGGTAACCGCTTCTGCTTTAACTTCCTTAAAGAAACACAAGCAAACACTCACAGAGATAAAAATACAACGGGAAAAGCATTCTCCGCTGTTATCTGCTGAGGATAAAATGAATTACCTTCTTGATTGTATCACAGCTCTTTTAGATGTGAGAAAATCCAAAGGGGTATTGACTTCTCTTTCCTGTTCCTTGTGTGAATTGAAAGAAGATAGAGAAGGTCTTCAAGCATGGTTTGAACCAGAAGAACCAATGAAAATCATTCTCCAAAAAATAGAAGACTTGGATCAAATCCAAGATTCAACCAAACTTCTGATTGCTTGGAAAAAATCTTTTACAGATATCCAAACAAAAAAAGAAAATCTTATGCGGAAAAAAGATTCTACCGTACAAGAATACGTCAAAATATTAACAGAGGAACAAATCTGTCCTACTTGTTTCTCTTCGATCAATTCAAAGATTGTCAAAAAGATAACGGAGGATTTAGAAAAATGAGTATTTCTTACGAGGATGTACCGATGCCTTTTGGCAAATATAAGGGCACACTTATTGCAGATGTCCCTGACGGGTACCTTGAATGGGCAGTTGACCAAGATTCCATCAAAACAAATTGGCCAAAAATTTATGAATTGGCCAAGAGGGAATTAAAATATCGGAAAGATTTCGATATTAGGATCAAGGGGTAACCATGAAATTAATAATTACTACTGATTGGCATTTCACGGCAGAAACTCCTGAAAAACGTCTGGATAATTATCCTGAAGTTATGGATCATAAGATCCGAATTATCACGGAACATGCAAAAGCCATTGATGCCATTATCCTACATGGAGGAGATTTAACTGATACTCCATTTATCGGATATGGAACATTTTGTCGATTGGTGAATCTTCTTAGAGAAGTTCGGATAATCACCGTATACGGACAGCATGATCTGAGATACAGGAATAGAGGAAATACTCCTCTGGATGCTTTAGTTTATTCTCTGGATGATTTTGAAATCCTTCAATCTGATCCTGTTGTTGTTACTCCATTAAACTCGAAACCAATGATTCATATTTATGGTTCCTCATTCGGAGAACCAGTTCCTGAAATCTTTACTAAAGGATTCAATATTCTGATTACTCACAGAATGATTCTTGGTAAAGAAAAAGAAAATTGGGAAATCGAAAAAGGATATTCCGATGCGGAAAGTTTTCTGGATAAACACAGATTTGATCTGATCATTTCAGGAGACAATCATAAATCCCATATGACTTCCATGAAATCTATCAAAGGGGAACGGTATCTATTCAACTGCGGGTCATTAATGAGAATGACCACAAAACAACTATCCCATACTCCGAGATATTATGTATTTGATACGGATACTCGGACGTATGAAGAATTTTTATTACCGATTAAACCATCAGAAGATGTATTTGATCTGGAAGAAAAGGTCAAATCAGAGGAATCATCTGAAGAGATGAAAGCATTCATTCAAAGTCTCTCGGAACAAAAACATATTGGATTTGATTTCGAGGAAGATTTGATGTTATATGAAAAGGAAAATTCTATTGCTTCCGATCTGGTTGAAATAAGAAAGGGCTGCATGTGAAATTAAAGGTTTCTGCAGGTAGATTGACTGCCCAAATAAATGTACACAACACCTCCCATAAAGTTATTGATATATTACCAAAAATATTGTATAGATTTGTTAATTGTCATTATCGCTTTCTGGTTGAGTGGATGGAGGAAAAACATGGTTACGTTAAAGTAGCCTACATTCTGAATACGGAGAGAAAGCGCCATGAATCTTACACCAATAGTGGAGAGTCTCGCAAGTCTAAAAAGAGGTATTGAGGATGCCAAATCCGAACTTCTCCGAATAGATGGTAGAGAAGCAGAGGCTCTGAAACAATTAAAGGAAGTCCATCAATTATCCTCAATAGAGGAAATTGATCAGAAATTGGCTGAACTGGAACAAAAGGATAAGGAACTCCAAGAAGAAATCAAATCCCTTTATACCGAATTAAAAGAACTGTATGATTGGTGATTTATGGAACTCCATGAATATAAACAAAAGTTCATTAAGGCAAAAGGTCAGAAGGAGTTGTTAGAACAAAACCTTCTGAGAATTGGTTCTCGTTTGGAGGAAAAAGAAAAACTGGTTAATCAACTTCAACAGGTTCGAGCATACGTCCAATTAGTTGCGGAAAGAACTCAAAAGAAAATTGAGTTCCAAATCAACAATATGGTAACAACAGCTTTGATTGCGGTATTCCCGAATCCGTATGAATTCAATCTAAAATTTGAAAAATCTCGGAATATAACAGAAGCTTTTCCTACTCTCATTAAAAATGAGAATAAAGGAAAACCTGAAGATATGGCAGGAGGTGGAGTTCTTGATGTTGTCTCTCTTGCCCTTCGAGCTGCCAGATGGTCATTGAAACCATCTCGTAGAGTATTAATTCTGGATGAACCAGGAAAGAATTTAAGTCGAAACCTACAATCTCGATTTGCTGAAATGCTCCATATGATTTCAGAGAAACTGGGAATCCAGATTATTATATCCACACATATTCCTGAGATCATAGAAAAATCTGATCGTGTATTTGAAACAAAGGAAGGTGAAGTTACCGTCAAATAAGGAGAGGATTATGTTGGTAATTGGTATTATAGGGAAAAAAGAATCTGGTAAAACAACCATAAGCAACATGCTCGGTCAGTGTTTAGGTAAGAAAATCAAAGAACTTGCTTTTGGAGATTCCTTGAAAGAGATGCTTATACTGGCAAACATGGTTACACCGGAAGAAGTTTTTTTGAAGAAAACAAAATTTAGTCGTTGGTTAATGCAAAAAGTCGGAACAAACATTCTCAGGGAACAGATTGATCCAAATTTTTTGGTTAATAAAATGAGAATTAAGTTGGATGCCATTCAAAAAGAAAATCCAAATGCCATTGTGATTGTGCATGATGTTCGATTTCTGAATGAAGCCAAATTGATTACGGATATGAAAGGCATCCTTATTCGGATAACTCGACCCATTCCAAAATGGAAACAACTATTTCACTGGTTCTTCAAAAAAGATTTACATAGATCGGAAACAGAACAGGATCAAATTGAAACCTCTAATGTTATCTTAAATGAAGGATCATTAGAGGATCTATGGAATCTAGCTCAGAAAACTTCCAATTTCTTACTTCTGAAATATGGAGAAATGAGAGTTGCACAAAACGGAGCAAGGTATATTAATCAGGAGATGTTTAAACCGTATGAAAAGAGTTGA